TCGAATGTCGGCATTTTCACGCAATCGAACGCGGGCGAGTAGAAGGCTTGATCGCCTCCGGTTTCGGAATAGTTCGCGCCAGTTGCGCGGATGAATTCTTCTATTGTGGCGTCCCGCGCGTCGGAGTTGTTCGGCTTGAATTCCGGAACTTCGTAAACGCGGGCCGGCAAGCCTTCGCATTGATCCACATTGAATACAGTGTAAAATTTCATGGTTTGGAAAGCCCGCGCCTTTTCCTTGTCGGTTTCCTTGGTAATGCCGGTTAGTACCTTGCAAATCTGGAAACCGTGCTCGCCTTTGCGAACGTGCCCGCCCAAGTCGAGCGCTTGTTTATATGTGAGGTAATGCGGCGTGCGGAACGTTCCGACCAAACCCCAAAGCAGGATTGCGTTGACGCCTTGGTAAGGCTTGCCGCTGATAACGTTGAGCGGAACGTTGCGGCCTTGAGTGGCGCTCCAAGGCTTAACCCAAGGCGCGGAACCTGTTTCGAGTTGGGCGAGAATTCGCGCGGTAACAGTGTCATAAAGAGTTGCCATTGCAGTTTTTCCCCTTGCGTTTTGGCATTGCACTAAGCGGCCGATGCTAGGTTGATAGGGCCTAGGCCGTCAATACCTAGAGTAATGAATACGCAAAAATCTTTTTCCGGGATAAGCTGCGAAAATGCTTGACGGATTTGCCGGCGATTAGCGGACCGCTGATAGGCGTATTTTTTTGCCTTACCCAATATCAAAAGTTCGAAAATAACGCGCGTGCGGGCTTCCCTGCGAAACTACCGGAATACCGGGCTAGGCCCGTAGTCCTGCGGGATTGACACAGAAGCGAGGTTAGGCATTGGCACCATTTCGGCAAACGACGGTTCCGGCTCATGTGGCGCAACGTGGTCCAGGACAGCCGACGTCATATCGTCCCGAATATGCGGAGCTAGCGTTAGAGATTATGTCTCAAGGCTATAGCTTGAGCGCCGTCGCTGGCGCGATCAAGGTTGCACGCGATACGGTTTACGAATGGATCAAGCGCCACGCGGAATTCTCCGACGCGGTTTCGCGCGGGCGAATGGCTAGGGTCTATGCGCTTGAGGGCAAGTTGCTTCGTTCTCGCAAGGGCGCCGAAACATCCGCCGCAATATTCGCGTTGAAGAACGCGGACCCGATTGAGTGGCGCGAAGTGCGCGACGTGCGCCACTCGCATTCGCTTGCCGCTGTGACGCTAACCGACGCGCAACTGTACGCCATTGCGAGCGGAGCGGAACCTAGCGCCTCCGACGTCATCGACGGCGAATTCAGCCGGCAAAGCGAGCGGAACGCGACAGCCTAACGTGCGATTGAATGTGGCGCTTGGTTCCGATAAACCGAAAACGATCTAGGGCGGTGGCCCGCCGGTACCGGGGGAGGGAAAAACGGCGGCGAAAGCATGCTTAATTTGACAACCATCCCCGCAAAGTCGCCATCCCCAAAAACTTCGCTCGCCCGCGAAACCAGGCTATCCCGCGCCGCACCGTAAAAAAATGGTGCCAACCTCGAAAGTCGTAACAATTATGCCGCAAATGGTGTCATCAATGAGCCGGTCCGAATGGCTCAAGACGATGGGCCGCAAGGAAAGCCGATTGCGGGCGCTCAGAGAGGCAAGGGCGAGAGGACCGCAGGCGGTTGAGGAAATACCAAGAGAGAAGCCGGCGGCCACCGAACGGGCCGCACCGGCGGCGCCTCCGGAGGATCAGTCCCGGCTTGTCCCTCGGGGGCGTCCGCGCAAGGGGATGAAGGAAAAGACCATCAAGGCGACCGAACCCTGGAAGGGAAAGGGCATGAGCCGCCGAACGTGGTTCCGGAAGCGGAAGTTGATCGACACTTAGGCGAGAGGGTCTGTCGTCCGTCTCGCTTTGGCCCCCGGGGAGTATCCCCCTTACCCCAATCCCCGGGGGCGAAGGGTTTTAAGAGGCATGCCACAGGGCTTGCCCCCGGATTGTGGGTGCGGTTGGCTCCGGGGAACTGTCAAGCCCGCCACCGTGACAAGGTTCTCGTATGGATGTTGGCGACAAGGTTGAGAAAAAGATCGGCTACCGCTGGCCCGGTGTGATCGTCGCGTCATTTTTTACGACGCGAGGGCAGGAACGGGTGGTGGTAAAGTGTACCGCCCCCGGCGTCGAAGGTGCCTTGCACGTCTATTCCCCCGATGCGCTGCAACCGTTGGAGAAGCCATGTCCAACCTGACCCTTGCGCTGCTCGCCGGGCTCTCCTGCTCGATCCCGCTCGGCATCATTGCGCTCATCGTGGGGCCGACGTGGCAGATGGCGATCCTGATTTTCCTGATCGGGTTTCTCGTAACATGGGCAGTCGCCAGCAAATTTCTGGATTGATGCGATGAAACGATACCTGTTGCCGCTGCTCCTGTTGGCGCCCGTCCAAGCGCAACACTATCCTACGCCGCCCGCGCCCGGCTACGTTTATGCCTTGCCCTTCAATTACCCGACCTATGCCGGCGGCGGCAATTCGGTGTCCGGTGGCGGGGACGTCTACTGCATCCAGGGTAGCGATGACGTCGTGATCGCCATCACCAAAATCGGGGTGTCTGCCACCGCTTCGACCTCAAGCGTGGTCAATGCTGAAATCGTGCTTCGCTCATCGGCTGACGCAGGCGCCTCCAACCCGATCACCTTGGCACCTTACGACCGCAATTCGCCCGCCCCCAACGCAGTCGCCAGTTCCTTCGACAACGCGCCTTCGCAAGGCGCTTCCATCGGCGTGGTAAGGGCCGCCAAGCTCGCGGTGGGGTCTACTGGCAACACCAACAACATCGGCAACGTGCTGTTTCGCTTCGATACTCCCCTGTTGCTGCGGGGGTCATCCCAATTTGCCTGTCTGAATATTTCCACCATCGGGGCCGGCGCCTCGATCCTGTTCCAGCATGAACATATGGAGTTGCCGCGTTGACGGCATGGGTTCTGATTTATTTTGGATTGGGAGGCTACGCCATCCCCGGCATCGCCTCGGAAGCCGCCTGCCTTGAACTCCGGGAAAGACTTACCTTCATCGACAGTGCCGCCATCAAGGCCCGCTGTGTCGAATATCAGGCCGTCGTCCCGATCATCGTAGGGCCGCGCAAGTGAATAAAATGATTACGGCCAAGTGGATCGACGGCGGGAGGGAGCCGCAGTGTCCTCCGGACCCCGCCTATCCCGATGGCATTCATGTGGACCTGACAATGGGAACGTTCCCGTCCTGCAAGGTCAAGCTTGATCCTTATCCGACGCCGCGCTGCGGCTACTTCGCCGTGAAATGCGGCAAATGCGGCTATGCCGCCATCCTCACCACGGCAGGCCGCCCCGACGATCCGCGCTCGGTGAAACTGCCGTGCAAAACCAAGCGCTAACCCAAAAGCGGGACTCGGAATAATTGCAATGCCATCGGCGGAAGAAGCTGCGACGGAGATCATCCGGCGCAAGCAAATCCGCGCGTCCCTCGACAAGTGGTGCGAGGCCAACGGCTATAACCCGGCCCGTCACCACCGGCTGTTGAACCAAAAACTCACTGCGATGGTGAATGGCGAAATTAAGCGGCTTGCCGTGTTCTGGCCGCCCGGCTCCGCCAAATCGACCTATGCCAGCGTCCTGTTTCCGCCCTGGCTGATGGCGCAAGACCCCAAGGCGATGATCCTCGCGGCTTCGCACACGTCCGAATTGGCCGAACGATGGGGCCGCAGGGTCCGCAACCTGATAACGGATCATTCGCTCACCCTCGGGCTGACGCCTTCCGATGACAATCAGGCCGCAGGCCGATGGGCGCTCTCGACCGGCGGTGAATACTACGCCGCTGGCGTCAACGTCGCCATCGCGGGCTTTCGGGCCAAATATGGCTTGATTGACGATCCGATCCGGTCGCGGCAGGACGCCGAAAGCCTGTTGATCCGTGATCGCATATGGGATTGGTATTTGAACGATTTCCGGCCCCGCTTGGTCCCGGGCGCCCGCGTCGTATTAATTCAGACCCGTTGGCATCAGGACGACCTCGCCGCGCGTGTGCTCAACCATGAGCAATGGGAAGTGCTGGAATTGCCCGCACTCGCCAAGGCCAACGATCCGTTGGGCCGCGAGATTGACGAACCGTTATGGTGCGACGACGATTACGGCTACGGCGCACAGTTGCAGTATTTGCGGGATACGACGCCGCCCCGGGTGTGGAGCGCGCTCTATCAGCAGTCGCCTACGCCGGAAGAAGGCGATTTTTTCAAGGAAGAATGGCTGAAACCCCGGGATATCATCCCGCACCATTCGACCTTGCGGGTTTATGGCGGATCGGACTACGCAGTGACGGCGGACGGCGGCGACTATACCGTTCACTTCGTTATCGGCATTGATTACCTCGGAAATATGTACGCGCTCGATGTGTGGCGCCGGCAGACCACCGCCGATGTGTGGGTGGAAGCATTTTGCGATCTAGTCCTGAAATACAAGCCGCTGGCATGGGCGGAAGAACACGGCCAGATCAAATCCGGCGTTGGTCCCTTCCTTGAAAAGCGCATGCGCGAGCGCCGCGCCTATGTTACCCGCGAGCAATTCCCGACCCGGGGCGACAAGTCGGTTCGGGCGCGCTCGATGCAGGGCCGCTTGGCGCTTGACGGCCTTTACTATCCCCGGCGCGCTCATTGGGTGCCCGATTGGCTCGCTGAAATCCTTACCGCGCCCGTTTCGACCTATGATGACCAATTCGACGCGATGGGCCTCGTTGGTCAACTGCTCGACAAGATGCTGATCGGAAAAAAGCCGAAGGAAAAAACCGTGACCAAACCCGATAACGACTATTCTTTCGAGAAGAAGCCCAAAACCCCCGATCCCATGTTGCTATGATTAGCGTTGATGACTATGCGGGCACACAACAGCACTACGACAGTTGGGATGCAAACGGAAATCAGTTTCCGTCGTGGGTCCGGAGGCGGCGCGAATTCGAGAATTACGCCTTTGCCAAGGGGCGGGAAATTGACGAACAACGATTGTCCTGGCGCTATTACCACGTCGATCAATGGACGCTGGAACAGTTGCGTATCCTGCGCAAGCGCCAGCAGCCGGCGATCACGTTCGACAGGACCGGGCGGAAGATCGACAGTCTCTCCGGGACCATCCGGCGGCTACGCACCGATCCGAAGGCTTATCCCAACACGCCAAACGGCGAGCAGGGCGCCGAAGTCGCTACCCAAGTCATTCGCACTATCTGCGATGCGAGCATGGTGGAAGATTTGGAAGTGGAGTGTTGCCGCGACGCGCTGATCCACGGCATCGGCGTTTCGGAACTGATCCTGCGCAAAGGCGACAAGCAAGACCCCGATTTGTTTTTTGAATATTGCGATCCGCGGACGTTTTTTTACGACCCGCGGAGTACAAAATACGATTTCCGCGATGCGCGCTATCACGGCATCTACAAATGGGCCGACGCCGACGAACTTGAGCATGTATTTCCCGGTTCGGTTGATCTGATCCGGCAATCCACCAACAATGATGGCGGTTTCTGGACCGCATTCGACACCGACCGCGAACCGATGTGGATTGACATTTACCATCGTGTGCGCGTGGTCGATCATTGGTACAAGGAAGGCGAAATCTGGAAATGGTGCCTGCACACAGGCATCACCGAATTGGTTTCCGGTCAAAGTCCTTTCGTTGACGAGCGCGGAAAGTCGATTTCCAAGTTTCAGGCGTTTGCTGCCTATATCGACGTCCACGGCGATCATTATG